TATCCAAGTAATAATTACATTCTGTTATTAATAAAATAAATTGAATAATCATAAAAATAAAAAAAAAAATAATATATTTTTTATAATCTATTTTCATATATATATATATATTATAATATATATTTAAAGTCTATCTATATCATTTATGTCAAATGGATTTATTGATAACTCGTTGAAAATAAATTCCAAATTCATTTCATTTAGTATGGTTTGTTTTAGTTCTAATAATTTGTTATATATGGAATCAAATAAACCTGAATCATAAAATATTTTTATTATTTTTATTTTTCCTTCTTTACTCTTATCTTTCATCATGTCTATTATATTTGGATTCATAAATTGATCATTGTTTTTTATATTTTCATAATGAAAATATGTTATTAAATAACTTATTTTTTCTTCGTCAAAGTCTTGACAAAATCCCTTTTCTCTCCAATAGTTTAGATCTGTTAAATTTATATAGTCATCCCGTATTTGAAAAAATAAAGAAAATAATATGAGTATATGTTTCATTTTTTCATAATTTTTTTTTAAAATTACATTAGTACTCTTGTCCATAAGTAATTCCAAGTTCATAATAAATGCATAACCTGTTTTATATACCATCATTTTTTCATATTCTTCTAATGTTGGTATCACTTTATTTTGTGTATAATAAATATCCATACCTTGCCCTTCATGAATTTTCGTTATATATGCAATAATTTTATTTGAAGTTTGTTGGCTAAAATTTTGTGTAATTTGAGTTAAAGATTTAAAAGCAGAATAGTATCCGGAGTTAATAGAGAGAGGTATACCATATTTTAAATGTGCACATGGTTGCTTGCGTCTTAGAGTCCCATTATCTTCTATGTCGTCGATGACTAATGATGCATTGTGAACGTCATTTGTAATATTATTGATTAATTCTATATTTGTCTCGCTAACACCTAATAACTTTCCAAATAAGTCGGACAATATTTTTCTTATATTTTTCCCTTTTTGTCTTTTATAATAATTAACTGGTTCTAATAAAATATTTTCCATATAAATATTTTTATATATATTATTTTGTTATATTTATCGTATTACAGGTTCAAAGCTCATTGGGCTACCATCTACATATATATGCATAGATCCTATTTTGTTTTCTGGTGGATATTTTCGTTCGTTTAAGAGAGAAGCCAATGGATCGTTCATAATAATTTCTCGTAACATAAGTTCTGCATCTACTACATTATTGATACTATGTGGGAAGCCGAGTTTCTTGTTTACATTTGTACCATACCTTTTATCATCTCCTTTAATACCTTCCCCATATTTCAGTTTGTCCAATATTTGTGTTGTTATGGTTGCATACATTGTTTTCTCTTGTAGATTGTTTTTTCTTTTGGGTTTATTTTTCTTTATTTCATCTGTAATGAAATTGAGTAATCGTAAATCGTGACTCATATTCGGTAATAAAGAACTGATAAAATAATTGTTTTCTGTAAGGCTCGTACTCATCCATTCAAATCCTTTATCTGCCCCACAATCCGGACTACATTTTGGCTCTGTACATAATTTGTCATAAATATCCATCGGATTGATAATAGTTGGTGGATTTAATTCACTTTGTTTGTATTTATAAAAACTTCTACCATAATCGATGATTTTTGCTATATAAGGACAATTAAATACAATGGTTTGACCATTCCCTATATGATAATGGTACTCAATATGTTTTCCTTTTATTGGCTCATACAAAAGAACATTATCGCCGTGTAAATCATAATGGGTAAATATATTTTTCAATTGTGCTAATGGCATATAGACTTGGTATAAAATGTATATAAGGTCATAACAAATCGTGTCGAAAGAAGTTTCTACCATATCATTTAAAGTGGTTACATCTTTTAAATGTTGTATTAGAATGGCTGCATATTTCGATTTTTCACACATTTTTGCATAATTGACAGAATCTTGTATATCGAGAGATTTTTCTAGTATATTTGTTGTTGTTGTACTAGTATCTTTTACGTGTTGCCATTTTAATGCATTTTTATAAAAATATAAACCATATGTTTCCAAAAAACAAGGATAAAAAAGACATTGTTTGTTTATAAATTGCCCAACAATATATTCATAAACCAAATTATCAGAATCCGATGATGATGAGGATTTTAACACCGCATATGCGTGGTATCCATTTTTTGAATATTTTATTTCTTTTACAAATCCATTTGCAGATGGTTTTCCTAGACTACGAATGGGTGTGACTACATATTGAAAATTAGTAAATCCGTCAAAAAATTTGGTTATTTTGTTGCGATGGGTACCAAATGCAATACAAACGCCGGAATCTGAACAAAGTGCTTTTAAATACATGGTTGTTCTTTTTTCGCTTGTATTTTTAAAAAACTTTATTATTTTGCGGCTTGCATTTTTTTTTATTTTTTCTGTATTTTCGCTAGGTGGTTTGGATTGTTTGGACCCCATTCTTTTTCTCTCTACAATAAAGTTACCAATGATTTTTTTAGCTTCTTTTTTTTTAATTCTTTTTATAACTTTGCATGTATTTTTTTGCATTTTGAATGTAGGAGAGAGTCGACAAAATTTGCGTGTTTGCCCATTTATATAACTACATCTTGGTGATTTTATACAAATAGATGAATCTAACGATTTACATCCGGAAATACATTTTTTTGTTTTATTTGAGGGCATTCTCTCTTATAAAATAAAGAGTAAAAAATATGTAAGAAGTGTTTAATAAATAATATATGCTTTGTATGTTCCGCCGAATGTTTTGTTTGTCCATATTGTTTCTAAATTGTATTTTGTTTTGTTTTCGATTTTACATTCTTCTATTTCATTAATTTTTTTAATAACATCCTCTAGTTTCATAGTATTGAAATTCACTATTTTTCCATATAATACTTTGTTATTGGGTGACTTGTTATTGGGTGACTTGTTATTGTGTGACTTGTTATTGTGTGACTTGTTATTGATTTCCAAAATATTATTTTCTCTATCATAATTGTTTATTAGAATATACCCTTCTTGTATTTCAAATTGATTGTTTATCTTTTTTATTAGATCTGTATTTATTAAGTTATTATAGAAAAAAAATGTAACCATTTATACTATTACAATAATATAATATTATAAATTTTTTATACCCATGCATTTTTATACATTTTGTACATTTTTTATACCTATGAAAGCTGGTACATTTGGATAAATTCTTCTGGTTTCATGATTTGAATACCCAATTTTTTGGCATCCAATACTTTTCCAGTTTCATCCAAAGGGTCTTTTGTTAGTAACACAAATGTATTTTTGGACACACTCGACCCTGTTTTGGCACCTATTTTTTTTAGAGTATCTTCTAATTGTTTATCTCTAAATCCTGTAAATACAATTGATTTGCCGTAGAGTGGATGTGATTCGTCTTTTTGAGGGAGTTCCATTTGTTGTTCTTGTCCTAATTTGGTTTCCAAGTTGGCTTCATGTAGGAAGGCTAGAAATGCCGGTATTTTCTCTACAAAGGATTCCGCGGTTTTGGAGGCGAGACCTTTTATGCTCTCCACTTTTTTTATTTTTGCGGCTTTTTCATCTTGCGATAGTAGTACGTCTGGATAAGATTCCAAGATTAGTTCCAACTTCTTGTTATTGAAACCCCTGCCAAATATATTGGAAGCCGCCATAATGCTTACTAGGGGAGCGGATTGTATTTTTGTTTGAATGTTGTTATACAATTTTTGTGCTGTTTTTTCTTTGAAACCTTCGACCTGAAGAAAGTCCTGGGGGGTCATTCGTAAGATTTTGGGAATCGTGTCGAAACCTGCATCAATCATTCGTTTGATATTACCTGAACTGAGGCCTTCTACTTCTATTCCCCTGAAGAAACCTGTTATGTTTTTTTCCTTTACAACTTCATCTGAGTCTATATCTTCTAGAAGGATATCTACATGTGTGTCGTTCCATTTATAGGGGACATCAGGCATCTTTGCTTGTGCTGCAGGTGTAACAACTTTACGAATATGGGGTATTACATCTCCGCTGCGAATTAATTCTATTACCGCACCTACTCCAATATTATTGTCTTTTATAAATGATCCATTAAATCCGGTAGCATATTCGATGCGGACACCTCCTAATTGGATCGGCTCTATTTGAACTCGGGGTTTTAAATAGCCGTCTTTACTTGGCGTCCAAAGAACGTCGACTACCTTGGCTTCCGCTATTTGGTCAGAAAGGACCATTTTGAACGCAAATGCATGTTCTGGATTACCTTCTTTTCTGTTTGGATACATTGCATCGTTTGTCACAATGACTCCGTCGATTTCATAGGGATAAGTTTGTCGCCAACTGACTAGAAGTTCGGATAGGAACTCATTGGTTAGTTGCTCGTTGTTAACAAGAATATGTTGAACCACGTTGACATCTAGCTGTTGAAGAGTCGCCATTTGATCGGAAGGTTTTTGTAAAGGTTTGATGAGCTCATAAGATACAAAATCGACGTCTTTCATGATTTCAGGTTGGACTGCTTTTTGATTGACAATTCCAGAGACCATATTACGGGGATTGGCAAAGGTGGCTTTGTATTTGGCATTGAAAGTTGCTTTGGGTATAATAAATTCGCCTCTTATAACGAGACCTTTTGTTTTTGGTAGGCGCAAATAAGGTATTAAATAACTGATGTCTTGGCCGACTTTTCCGTCGCCTCTTGTATACAAGTGGGGTGTTTTTCCTTCCGTTGTATATAACCCGGATACGCCATCTAATTTACATGATAATACATAAGGGCCTTGGTATTTGGTTTTCCATGATGTCAGAGCGTTTGTATCTGGTTTGATTTTGTCCATAGAACCCATAAAGTAGGGAAGCGATACTTTGCTTTTGGTTGGAGGGGCTCCTATTTGTTTTATTACTGGATTGTCTGGATATTTTGATTTGATATAATCTTCTAGAATGTCGTATTCATTGTCGGTCATAATGGGTTGAAAATTTCTGTATTGGATATTTGCTTCCTTTAACATGTTTACTACTTCTTCTTCGCTAAGTGTATCAAGAATTTTGATGCCGTGTTTTCTGAAATCCACCTTTGGAAAAGGTGGAGCCAAATCTGATTCTACCTTTTCCACCTTTTCCACCTTTGGAAAAGGTGGAGCCAAATCTGATTCTACCTTTGGAAAAGGAAGAGCCAAATCTGGTGATGGTTTAGGAGCCAAATCTGGTGATGGTTTAGGAGCCAAATCTGGTGATGGTTTAAGAGCCAAATCTGATTCCACCTTTGGAAAAGGAAGAGCCAATTCTGGTGATGGTTTAGGAGAAGCTGGTTCTATTTTCAATTTTGGTTTAGGTGCTGATTCTGATTTTTTCTTTCTTTTTCCTTTTTGCTCCACTTTTTGCTCCACTTTTTGCTCTACTTTTTGCTCCACTTTTTCTAAAAGTGGAAGTGGAAGTGGAAGTGGATTTTGCTCTACTTTTTGCTCCACTTTTTCTAAAAGTGGATTTTCTAAAAGTGGAAGTGGAATAATTTGACGTCCGTCTATTCTCTCTTCAGGAGGAATATATTTTAATTTTAAATAATCAAAGATATCTTTTTCTGTTGCAAAAGAATGATCCACTTTTCCATGTTTTGTTTTTTCTGTCATTTTGGATAATCCATGCTCATTCATTGAGAGACCCATTTTTAATGCATGCCCTCGCATCATGGTATTGAAACTTTTGCTTCCTGTGAAATACAAGATCGCAAATGGATATTCTTCTGCATTTGTGTATAAGAAATCTACGCGTCTTATTGTGGGCGACGAAGGAATCTTTGCCATGACCAAGCATTTGTTTGGACCTCTAGAGAGAACTTCTACAATGATGTTTTGTTGTATTAATTCGTCTATTATTTGTTTAAATGCTTGTTCAGATTGAGATGTAATTATTACATCAATATCACCAGAGTTTTGTGCTCCTCGTCGATAAGAACCGACTATTTCATATTTTACATTTGGTTTTTTGATGACCTTCTCAAAAATTTCTTTATATTCATCGATTTCTGCACGAGGAATACGTTTTAAAACATCTTCATAATATTGGAGACCCACTTTCTGTACATCATTGAGTAATTCTGGATGTTGTCTAAGTTGCTCAATACTGGTGATTCCTTTTTCGACTAATTCTTTGGCTTTCTTTGGACCTATTCCATAAACATCTGCCAAAACATTTACTGGATTGTGTTTCTCTCTTTCTAATACTTGTAAGGTTCCTGTTTTTACATATTCATTCAATTTCTCCATAATGGTTGGCCCTATATTTGGTCTACCTTTTAGATCTTCTGGACTTAAAATGTCTCCTGGAAAGGTCATTATGGTTTCTTGTGCTTTTTGATAGGCGCGCGCTCTGAAAGGCTCCCCTTGTTTGCTCATAATGTTGGCTAGTTTTTCCATAAGTTCGATAAATTGCTCATTGTATGGAGGCATGGTGATGTTTCTTGTATCTTGTTGTGGTGATTTCTTTAAATCCATTTTTGCTTCTGATAATGTTGTTCTTTGTGACAGAGGTTTGGAATCAATTTTTTCTAAAGATGATGATGATGATAATATAATGATTGGTTTTTTTGGTTTGATCTTTTGAGTATCTGATTTTTCCTTTTTTGGTTTGACTTTTTTTGTGTCTGATTTTTCTGATTTTTCCTTTTTTGGTTTGACTTTTTTTGTGTCTGATTTTTCCTTTTTTGGTTTGACTTTTTTTGTGTCTGATTTTTCCTTTTTCGGTTTGACTTTTTTTGTGTCTGATTTTTCTGGTTTTTCCTTTTTTGGTTTGACTTTTTTTGTGTCTGATTTTTCTGTTTTTTCTT